GGTAATCCGCGACAATCTTACCGAGAAAGGCCGGGTGTTATTTTACACCACCAAGCGCGTAGGCGGTGGGTTAGTTCTCTATGAAGCGATAAAAGCCCTGAAAATTTCCGCATAATCTAATGGGCGGGTGACTCCGCCCTGAAAACATACGAGGTAGAGAAAATGAAAGACCTTTACAACAACATCAAGATCGTAACGATGCTCGACCCGATTACCAGCGGGAACGGCACGGCGGCCGGCGCATTGATTGCGGACCTCAAAGGCTACAATTCGGCTGTTTTTGTCTGGCACCTGGGTCTTGCCGGTTCAACCCTTGACGGCTCGAACTATTGGACGCTGAAAATGGAGCACGCCGACGATGACGGCACCGGGACCGATACAGCAGGGAGTTACGCCAACGTCGCTGCCGCTGATGTCCAAGGAGTTACCCCGGCAAGTGGCATTGTGGCCACCGCCGACGCCATGACCGAGGATAACCTTATTTACAAGATAGGCTATGTCGGCGGCAAGAGGTTTGTCAAGTTGACCATTGCCGAAACAGGCACCGGTCCTGACTTGCCACAGTCTCTTGTGGTAATTAAGGGCCATCCGGTCAACGTTCCTGTGCTGTAAACGATTCCTTAAGTGGATACTCTGCGCGGTCTTTCCCGGCCGCGTAGGGGCAACCAATCATAATGGGTGAAAAAATGGCTTACGTACCGAAAATTTACAGAGACAAAGGCGGAAACCGGATGGTAGTAGCTGCCGGTGGCGAAGTGATCATGGAACCAGGGGCGCTTCTCCAGTTAGCAAACCCGACCGGGGCCGCCGACTATGTTGTTGACCTGAACGTGTCGGCAACCGGCGACGGCTCACTCGCTGCTCCGTTTTCAACGATTGCCGAGGCTATAGCGGCAAGTAACACCAGTATCGGCCTTACCGCAAATCGATGGTGGGCACGGCGTAACCGGATTTTCGTCATGGGCGACGGCATCACCGAAAGCCTGACGGTTTTACCGGAAAAATGTGACATTATCGGTTTCGGTTCTGACCTGTACCCGTTCCCACGAATCACCGGAAGACATACTATTGCCGTGGCGAAAGTCGGCTGTCGATTCATCAATATCGGACTTCAGGCAAGTTCTGCAACCGATGTTATGACTCTACCGGCAGGATGTCACGGATTCCAGTTTCTTGGAGGTCAGGTAGTCCCGGCAACAGGCGGCACGGCGGTAGGTTTTGGAATTACCGATACCGCTTGCATGAAAATAGCTGGCACCAAGTTCCAGATCGGCGGCGGGTCAATGACTCATATTTTCGCAACTGCTATTTCCTTGCTTGGAACCATCGGCCACGAAAGCGAGATAACCGACTGCGATATTTTTGGCACTGTCGGTATTTTGACAGCAGCGACCCTTGCGGCGCTTGGCAGTAAAATTGACGGTTGCCGAATCAGATCTACCGGTAAACCTATCAACGATGCTTCCGGGGTTTATCAGGTGGTCAATAACCGAATGATGACTGATATCAACATCGGGACAACGACTGCAGGCTATACTTTTACGCTCGCCTTGTCTTGTGGCAACATTTTGACCGGCCTCAACGGTGTGGCGGCCACTATACCGTTTGCGGTGATTGCTGAGTAAGGCCATGTTATTTCGTCCTGTCTGTTACACGGCACCGACCGCCGAACCAATTTCGCTGACTGAGGCAAAACTACATTTGCGCCTGGCAGTGGATGCGGTCGGTGCTGCTGCGTACACCGCTGAAGATTCCGAGTTGACCGGCAGGATTGCGGCGGTAAGGGAAGCAGCGGAAACAGAGACATGGCGGAAGTTGGTTTTGCAGGTTTGGGATTTGTACCTTGATGAGTGGCCGGACGAAGAAATCATTCTTCCGTATCCACCGTTAATGTCGGTTGAGTTTGTGAAATATACCGACACGGCCGGGGTTGTAACCACCCTGGCCACCACCGAATACATTGTTGACCGGGCCAGCGAACCTGGCCGGATTGTGCTCGGTTACGATAAATCATGGCCTGATGTCGAGCTGTATCCGGTAAACCCGATACAGATCCGTTTCAAGTGTGGCTATTTGGTGCCATTTACGGCGACTGCGGCAACCGATGTGCTGGCCGCCACGAATCATCCGTTTACGGATGGCGACAAGGTGAGGCTGTCGGTTTCTGGCGGAGCCCCCCCGACAGGGTTGGCAGTTCTCACCGATTTCTTTGTCCGTGATGCTGTTGCCGGGGTATCGCTGAAATTGGCGGCCACTTCCGGCGGCACGGCGATTGATATTACCGGCGTGGGATCCGGCAACATGTTTCTCGGAGAGTTGCCTTTTGCAATCAATGCCGGGATGAAGCTGATTTTGACCGATTTGCAGGAGTTGCGCGGCAACACGGTACTCGAAAGAGTTGGTACTCCGTTGTTGCTTCCACGGGCCGCTTCTCATTGGCTGGCCATGGAGTCAGTTCGGAGGATAGTGTGAATCCTGGCGAGTTGCGGCACATCATCACCATTCAATCAGCAACCTATGTTGCCGGTTCTCATGGCGCTGGCGATATAACGTGGGGCACATTCGCGCAGGTGTGGGCGGCAGTGTGGCCGCAAAAATCACAAGAGCACGTTGTTGGTGACCGGCTGGAAGTATCGACGCACACATTAATCAAAATTCGCTACCTCGCCGGAGTTCTGGCAGGTATGCGGGTGCTGTTTGGATCAAGAGTTTTTGACATCATCGGCATACGGAACATTGACGAGTTGAACCGCGAAATTCTTTTGGATTGCAGGGAAAATGTCTGAATCGGTAACCACTGAAGTTTTTCTTGATTTTAACGTCCCGGCCATTTCGCAAGGATATGACGACGGTTTGCTGAAAGCACTTGCAGAGGCCGCACAGATGGGCCTGGACAAATCGAAAAGCATTTTCCAGCGCAAGACGCAGAGCACCGGAACCGGGCAGATGGAGGAAACCTTTTTCGAGTTCAAATCATTCTTCAAGGATGGCGGGTGGGTGTTTGGCGTAGGCGATAAAAGCGGCAACTGGGAAGATTCCACGGCCGGCAGAGCACATTTTTTTGAATATGGTCGGAGCGCCCCAGGTATGGGCCGGAAGTCAACAGGCAAAGCAGCGCCGATAAAATGGCGGGCGCAACCACCAAGGCCATTTATCAGACCGGCAAGAAACGCAGTTAAAAGGGCACTGGGCGGGATTACCAGCAAGGAATTACGCTCCATAGCCATAAGAATGAACCGAAACTCTGACTTTAATCGCTCGGTGATGGGCGCAGTAAACAAAATCGCATGAAGGAACTGTCGGCAGCCATAACGGTACTCTTCCAGACCTCGAACACGCTGAAAACTGCGCTCGGTAGTCAGTTATTCCCGCATGAGGCGAAGCAGGGCGTGACGTTTCCGTATGGCATATTTTACATGATCGATGATCAGACCGAGTACGACTTCAGCGACGAGCACGAATACATTCAGGTGCAATTCAGTCTCTTTTCCGAGAAAAACGCGCCTGATGAGGCTTACACCTTGGGTGGATACTTGAAAACCTTATTCGACGGGGCGGCGATGGCGGTTTCCGGTTATCGCCTCATTTCATGGTTGCGAACCGGGCAACGTATCGTCAGGGACGAAATGAACGCAACATGGACGAACATTTTCGAGTACGAAGCGATCCTTGAAAAGGAAAAGGCGTGAACGAAGATATTATAGAAAAATCAATCCATGACTTCATTAGGGGTTTCGCCTCAAACTTCTCTCCATTCCCCGGCATGAGGTCAACCGGGAAACATACTTCACATGGGGTTTCTTCACCCTCATAAACGAGTACGCAAGCTGCACAATTCGGTTTCTCGAAATATCGGCCCGCGTACTCTAAGAGTTTTTTCCTGCGCTTTTACCCCCGTAAAGCTGCTCGGCAATCTTGGCAAGCTCCGCTGCTTTTTCGGTTACAAACTTCTGGAACTCGTGGTCCTCGTCGATGATCGCCGTGAATATCCGGTCTTCGCCAAAATGTCGCCCGTAGTAAAGCGCCTCTTTGTTGTATGCCGTCGCCTCGAAAGGTTCGCCATCAACAATGATTCCCCACCATCCAACAATGAGATTGTCAATCCACCATGAGAAAAACCCGTCATGGTCAATTGTCTCATCTTCGACCTTGGCAAGTTTGCCTGTTCGCGGATGAACTTGAAACTCAACCGTTTTTTTAACAAACCGCTTCCGAGCCTTTGCCATCATCTCATCGGTAAGGAAGCGAAGTTCAACCCCCGAAGATTCATCGCCTTCAACAAAGTTGAACTTCCTTGTAAATTCCTTCGGTAAATCCCTGGTCCGTGTCGTAAATTGCATCTTTCCCCCTATTGCCGATTAAACGAGAACCAAGTTGCCGTTAATGCGCCCGCTGAAACTGATCTGCCCCAAACCGCCCTTGTCGTAAGTAACAGGAGCGCCGGTTAACCTGATGTTGCTCAGCACCGTGTTTGCCCCGGTGGTTTTGCCAGGATTCAGATATCCGG